TCGAAGTGCAGTTTCAGGTTCTGCCAGGCATCTTTCTGCTTTTCGTCCCCGTACTTCAGTTTCCGGCCCATGGCGCTGGTCAGCATTCCCAGCGTGATCGCCGCGTGCACCGTGTGGTTCTCGCTCGTGTCCTTCGCCGGCGCCACCGTCGACACCATCGGCGGCACCTGCTCCGCCGCTTGGGTCAGTTGCTGCAATACCTGCTGGTGCTGCTGAAGACTCTGTTGTGCCGCTTGGAGGGCCTGTTGGGCTGCTGCCATGGCTTGCTGGTCTCCGCTCGCCTGTGCCTGCGCAGCAGCCGCCTGAGCCTGCTGCACAGCCGCCGTCAGTTGCTCGATCTCCGGCGCGCCCTTCTGGATCTGCTCCTGCATCTGTGCCAGTTGCGGGTTCGGCACCGGCCCGCTCTTCATCAGGATCTCGAACTCGCCCTGCTGCTGCTCGACCTGGTCGGCGTTCGGGATCTTCAGCTTTGAGAGCGTCGGGAATCGCGAGAACACATTCAGGTTGCGCGGGTCGTTCATGATCGCCGCATAAAGCGCCACGCTGCCAGATTGTTCCAGCATCGCCGAGATTTCCTCTTCCTCCTCGGCGATGGTCTGTGGAATTTCGAGCGACTCCGGCTGCACCAGCACCGATCCCTGCAGCTTTTCAATCTCGATTTCGAGCTTTCGCTGCCCCGGCAAGCTGGCCGAGATGTCCGTCAGCCGGTTCTTCGCCGCCGATTCCAGCGCCTGCTGCCCGATCGCGCATACCGCGTAGCACATCGCCGCCCATGGCATCGAATAGACCTGCAACGCCTGGTCCCGCTTCAGCCGCGTCGTCCGCCACACGCCCTGCCCCTGCTCTTCGTCCGCCCCGCCAAAGGCAGCCGCTGAACCCCCGTCCATCGCCTCCGGGCCCCCGTTGATCAGCCACTGGATAAACTGAAACAGCGCGTCGTTCGGCTGGGGCACGTTCTCCACGCCCGTCAGGTCGCTCACCTTGGTCCCCGGCGGCAGCCCTTCGAGCGATACCGGGGTGATCTTTGCCGGGTCGTTGCTTTGGGAGTTGAGCTGCTGCGTATCGATCGGGCCTTCTACCGCGAACCGCCGCGCAATCCCGCCTCTGAAGTACCTGTCTGCCAGCGAAATCTCGGCGTTCAGTACCTTCTGCAACGGCAGGTAGTTAGTCAAGAGCGCCTCGCGGTTCTGCCCGTCCCCCGGCGCCGGGTGCGCAAAGTGGACATGCGCGCTCATCCGGGCGTTCCGCACAAAAGCCAGTTGCCCGCCCGCATGCCACGCCTCAAGCCCGTCGGGGAACATCTCGTAATAGAGTTCGCGGATCCCGTCGTCGGCAATGCCCTCATACTCTGAGGGCAGAAAAAAGGTCACGCTCTCCGTGGCGTCGTTCTTATAGGCCTCTCCGGAGCTCGAGCTCGCCTGCACCGCCAGCCGCACGTTGATCCTGGCCATGCGGTCAATCTGGTCCATGCCCCCGGCGTTGCCCTGCGTAGCGATCTTGTCCTTGATCCAAGGATACTTCGCCTTCAGCCGGTTCATGCCGATCTCGTGCTGGTAGCGGCACCAGCCCATCTCCTCGTCTTCGTCCGCCATCAGCGGGACCTTCCATTCCAGCTTCCCGCCAACAAACGTCACCTCTCGCCGCGCCGGCTGCTCTGCCCCTTCTCCCAGATCGTCACCGCCGTGATCGTCACCACCGGTGCCAGAGCCACCAGCGCCCATCTCAGCAGAATCAGCCTCATCTTGGTCTCCTGTCCCCTCTAACTCCGTCTCCGGCGTCACGCCCTCGCTCTTCTCAATGCCCGTGTACGCCTCCGGATCGCGTTCCGGCATCTCCGTGCCCCAGCGCGTCTGGTCGGCCACGGTGTAGGTCAGCAGGCCCACGCGCCCATCCGTGCAGAAGTAGCCGGCCATCTTCGTCACCACCATCTTCAGGTTCGCCTGGTGGGTAAAGACTTCAAGGTACTTCGGCCCGTCCTCTGCCGCCGACTGATCCTGCGGGTCGCTGTCGTCGACCGGGCCAACAGTCGTCCCCGGAACCCTTCGGCTCAACAGAGCCGTGATCTTCTTGTGCCGCGCCCCAAACACATTGCAGCTAAAGAGCTTCATTGCATTTTGCGTCTGCAGAATGCTGGCGCCGCTGGTGCCAGCCGACCCGCTAAACAGCCCCCAGCCCTTCCACCCGGCCGTCAGGAAATGATAGTTGCGCCGGAAGAGCCGCATCTCCCAGGCCTGCAAGACTTCCCAAACGCGCGCCGCGGCGTCGCACTTGTTCACGTTCTGGCTCATCTGCTCGACGCCGGCCTTGTATTCACCCAGCTCATCTGGCCCGTAGATCGGCTCAGGCGAGCACATCCACGGCGTGTAGCGGCCCGGCACATAGCCCTCGGGAAACTCGAGCGGCGTCAGCCGTGGCCCTGGGGCCTGTTGCTCGTCGTCATCTTCGCCCGTGTTGAGGACCGCGTGCTCTGTCTCGTCAGCCACTCTTACCCCTTGTGCATGTGCGTCAGCCCCATCCCGCTGATCGCTTTCCGGCGAATCACCGGGTTTGAGCTATGCTCGGCTTTGCGCAGCCGCTCCTGCCCGATCTTCTTGTCTTCCGGGATCCCCAGCATCCGGTGCAGGCTGCCTTCCTTCACGTCGAAGCTTGGCTTCGAGCGCCCCATGTCAACCCTATGCACTTTGCCCATCAGGTGCGACACTGGCAACCTCCTTCTCGGGCTCACTCTCTCCGGCAACCGGCTCTCGCCCTGGCTCGCCGTCGCCCGATTCCATTCGTTCACCGCCGCCTGGCCGCCCAGCGCCTTCCTGCCCGCCGCTGAGTTGCCCCACCTTTGCTGCGCTCTGCTGACGAAGGGCATCCGCTAACCTCGCCGGAATCGTCCGGCTCCTGACCATTCTCTTGGCCGCGGCGCGCACCTGCGACGGCCGCGCGTACCTGCCCCAGCCTGTCGACGTCTCCAAGTAACTCTCGACAAGCCGCTCCATCCTCGATCGCCGCATCGTCTCCTCACTGCGACCCCGCGCCAGCCCCTGTCCCAACCCTGGCCGGCAGCTTCCTCATCGGCTTCTTCGCCTGCTGAACAGCCGCGGCATCCGCCGCGGCCTTGTCCCTGAAGCTCTGGTTTGCCTGCTCAACCATCTGCCGATGCCAGGCCGGGTCAGGCTGGCCCAGCGGCTGCCCGCCCTCGGGCGTGTCCACCGGCATCCCCAGCATGCGCTTGATCGTGTCCCCATCGAACAGGTCCGTGCCCGCCTGCTTTGCGCGGCGGGCAAGGTTCATGATCGGCGCGAATGCTCCGTAGCCTGCGGCCATAAGTTCCTCCGGCAATTTGGCTCACGCCGAGGTTCGCGTGTCCACCTCTCTTCTCGCGAAGAGCTTACGCTACCTGCGATGCCGCCAGCGTCGGCTCTGTCGGGGGCGGTGGAGGCGTTGCCGGCGTGATCGTGAACGTGACCACGTTCGACTGAAGCACCGTCACTCCGTCCGTTCCCAGCGCCGAAAAGCCCATCTGCCCACTCGTGTTCGTGTCCGCCGCATCCACGGTGGCCACAAACTGCTGTTCCAGCGGCACCGCGCCATTGGTTTGGTCCACGGTCGCCGGGGCGAACGTGATCAGCGGATCGGGCGAGCTCGGCGCCAGAGACGGCTTGTATCCGGCCGGGGGCGTAACCCCTGCGGGAAAGTTGATCGCGCATGCAAATTGGCCGGTCTGCCCGGCGGTAATATTGCCAATCATAGAAGCTCCTGTTTGAAAAGCGGTTAAACGCGGAAGTTCCAGCAGCCGCTCGACGTGCCTTACCTGATGCTCAACCCGTTCGAGCTTCTGGCCAAGGCCTTCGAGCCGCCGCAATATCTCGATCTCTGTGCGCCGGTCCAACTTACACCTTCTTCGGCGGGGTTGGCTTCCAGTTCGGGTCCGCGGTGCTTGCGCTGCCCGCGCCCGCGGTCTTCGCTTCGAGCGCCGCTAGACGCTTGTCCAGATCCCGCACTGCTTCCTGCAGGTTCAAGTTACCCTTTGCTGCGTAATCCACTGCCATGGTTCACCTCGACTTCAAAGATTTGTGAATTGCCCAGGCTGGACGCGCCTCTCGGCGGATCCACCGGCGTCGCAGGTCCGGCTAGCCTTCAGGGAGGAATAGGCGAGTCGCCGCGCCTGGGCAAACCGTTAAGCCTGGTAGCCGCCCTCTTCCTCGCCGCCTTCGCCTTCCTGGCCCTCTTCGTCCAGAAACTTGTCCATGTGCCCCTTCAGCTCTTCCAGGTTCTCATGGTCGTGCGGCCCGTGCATCTCGCCCGCTTGGTCCACGTGATGCAACGTGTGTGTCCCGTCGCCATGGTGCTCAACGTGGCTGTGCGCCTCGCCGGTCTGGGCGTGCATATTCTGCAGGTGCTCGTGGATCGCCGCGTGGTGCGGCTGCATCTCGCCTGCCTGCTCCTCTTCCGGCTCCAGCACCCCGGCGCCGCCCTTTGCCCCGCCACGCGCGCCGAGTGACGCCTTGTGCTGGCGCCACGTGTCCGCGTTGGTGAACTTCTTTCCGTCCGGTGTTTCAAATGGCTTGGTCATCTCTTCTCCTCGTAGAATACAAGATCGCCCGGTTCCACGTTTGTAGGCCAACCGCGCCGGTCGGTCGCAATAAACCTCTGCGGACGCTTACGATCTGGTCAAGTATGCCGCTAAAACCCATCACATCTCCGCAAACGGCGAATCCTTGGGGGGAGGGCCGTCAAGTTCCTTGGCTGCGATCGCCTGCAGCGTGTCGTAGTCGAGCAACGGCACTTCGCGCCGCTGCTTTGAGAGATCGATGTGCGCGTTCGTCAGCCTGGCCTCAATC